AGAACAAACCAAAACTACCACAGTTCCTCAGAATATTGCTAAAACTACTGGTGCGGATATTGGTAATGTTAATGTTAAAACCGACCCTAACGGGAATGTTATTGCCACTGAAATTGGGGAAGATGCGACATTAAATGTTGTTAATGACCCAGAAGCGACTGAAGATGGTATGGATATCCCTGAGGGAAAAGAATTACGTGAGAAATTTGAATCAAAAAAACAACAAAAATATTTCTTCGCAAAATGTGGTGATGGTAAAACCAAAGAACAAAAAAAATGGTGTAAAATGGCCGAAGAATTTGCTGAGAAAACAAATTTTAAAAAATTGCCTGAAAAGAAAAAAGAAACTAAGGAAGGTTATATGGATATGGTTGGTGGAGCCATAACTAAAGCTAATTTGAAGAACTTAGATAAGGTTTCACCAAGGGTTAGAGGTTTTGGTGAAAATGAACTTGAAAGAAAAATCATGAAGTTGGTTGAAAAACATATTACCCCTAAAATGTCTAAAAAAGATTTCTTATCTTTAGTATCTGAACAAGAAACTAAACCAAAGATTAAAGAACCAATAACGAAACCAAATGAACCTTCAACTCCTTATAGTCCTAAACCAGGACCTAAAAAGGCTCCAAAGGCAGATGTAGCACCATCTAAACCAAAGATTAAAGAACCAATAACAAAACCAAATGAACCTTCAACTCCTTATCGTCCTAAACCAGGACCTGAGAAGGCACCTAAGGCGTCTAAAGGAAAATTACCAAGTTGGTTGTCATTTAAATCAATAGGAATTAAATTAAAATAATATGAGCTTGAATTTAAAAATGGAAAAAATACTAAGAACTAAAAGACAGTTAGAGAAAAAATCTTTATCTGAAGGTTTAACAAATAGAGAACGTTCTCTTTTAACCGAAATTAAATCAAGTTTAAGAGAGGCTCCGATTGATTACGAAGGACCTGAAAGAATGGAACCCGGGATTGAAAGGAAAATTACTTCTAAAGAAACTCCGTATCACAAACATCCTGCGATGCCCGGTGGAGATAAAGATTTTATTGAGGTGGTTTCATCTAAACGATTTAAAGACTCTGTGGAAAAGGTTAGACGTTATTTGGGTAATACGGCACCACTACAAGGTAGAAATCCTTTAATGAACCTTATGGGTATGGCTATGGGAGGTTTACAACAAATCTCAAGAATAGAAAGTCAAAACAAAGAATATCTTGAAAATTTGGCAATTGATTTGGTTAAGAAAGAACTTGGAATTCCTAAAGGTTCGTTACAGTTTGACGCCAAATTAGTTCATGGTGGTATGAGTGCGGCCAAAGGTATGAGAACAGAACCTCAAGAACCTGAAGAAGAAGAAGTTGAAGATGCGTTTAAAGAGGCGGAAGAACACACTGAAGATTTATTAAATTTTGCAGATGCGTTTGAACAATTCAATTTAGAAAAGGCAAAAAGAAGATTTATTAACTCATTAATACAAGGGGCAGCATTTAAAGGTGGTCATATGTATGTTTTGGTTGGTGAAGAATTAAATAGATTAGACCCACAATTATTAAACCTTTATGGTGTGACACAATCATTGATGGAACATATGTATTGGATATATCCTGATATGGAAGGAATGGCTGGTGGCGGCGGTGGACAAATGGGTCAAAGTGAAGTTGACGAACAAACCGACCCACCAACAGTTAAAGCAAGAGCGGCAACATTCCCATTACTTATTCACGAATTAGTAAAAGGTGTTTATGAGGTATTTGGCACCCATGGTTTACCTGACGACCCGAAACAACAAGAATTGGTTATGAACGCTGAAGATACGTTACCTGCTGAGATTTGGGATTCAAGATTAGGTCCTGTATTTTGGGAGAAATTTATTGACACATATCCTGCGGAATTATTCGAAGATGATATGAAACATATCCAACATTATCTTTTCATGAGATTCTCTAAGTTAGATGCTAAAGAATTTTTTAGAGTTGCAAAATTGATTTTAAATGGTGACCCACAAGGAACTCAATTTATCCAAAGAATGGTTGACGAAATTGTTAAGGATTTGAAGAAACAAGATTACGAAGATAGTATGAATAATGACGATGATGAAGATGATGACTTAGATGACATTGATTTATCTTCTTTAGGTTTTTAAAATAAAGATTAAATTTATATAAACCCTCATTTATTAATTTAAATGGGGGTTTTGATATTTATATAAAAATGGTTTTATGACTTTAACAAAAGAACAGTTATTAATGGAGTATGTAAAATGTATGAGGGATACCCCTTATGCGTTAAGAACATACTTACAAACATATGATAACACTGTGTCAAAATATGTCCCATTGGAATTATTTCCTGACCAAATTTCATTGCTAGAGGATTATGAGAACTATAATGAAAACATTGCTTTAAAATACCGACAGGCTGGAGTAACCACAGTAACCGCAGGATGGGCATCAAAAAAATTAGTTTTCGCTAAAAAAGAACGACCTGAAAAAATTCTAATTATTGCAAATAAGTTGGATACTTCTGTTGAGATGGCGAATAAAATTAAGGCATTTGTGTCTCAATGGCCGTCATGGACTAATGCAGGGTTTTCACTTGATAAGAACTCACAGAAACATTATAAATTAACTAACGGATGTGAAGTTAAGGCAGTTGCAACATCAAAGGATGCTTTACGTGGATTTACACCGACAATATTAATATTTGATGAGGCGGCCTTTATCGAGGCCGACAGTGATTTTTGGTCAGCATGTATGGCGTCCCTATCTACAGGGGGTAAAGTGATTGTCGTTTCAACACCGAATGGTTATGATGCAATTTATTACGAAATCTATGACCAAGCATTAAGAAACATGAACGATTTTAAAATCACTGAAATGTTTTGGTATAGAGACCCAAGATATACTAAAGATTTATATCTTGTTAAGACAGATAATGTTATTCATTATTTATTAAACAAAGAAGAATACGATAAAGATAATATTATAAGTTGGGGTGATATTTCATTTGATGACAGAGACTACATTAAACTTAGAGAAATTATGGACGAGGGATATAAACCTTGTTCTTCTTGGTTTGAGGGGATGGTTAAAAAACTTAAATACGATAAGAGAAAAGTATCACAAGAGTTGGAGTGTAATTTTTTGGGGTCAGGTGATAACGTATTTGATTCGGTATTGTTGCAAAAGATTCGTGAAAATATGATAACTGAACCCCAAACTAAAATGATGGGGAATGCTTTATGGATATGGAAAGAACCTGTTATTGGTCACAAGTATGTTATGGGTGTCGATGTCAGTCGTGGAGATAGTGAGGATTTTAGTTCGTTCCAAATAATTGATTTTGATACGAGAGAACAAGTTGCCGAATATGTTGGTAAATTACCTCCTGACACAATGGCCGAGATTTGTTATAAATGGGCTAATATGTATTCTTGTTTTGTTGTGATAGATATCACAGGGGGTATGGGAGTCTCAACTGCAAGAAAGATGCAGGAAATGGGTTACAAGAATCTTTATGTTGACGGTGTGGATAGTGCAAACAAATGGAAATACGACCCTAAAGCTTTAGAAAAAATTCCTGGAATAAATTTTAACAATAAACGAGTTCAAATAATTGCGTCTTTTGAAGAGGTTATGAGACACGATTTTAAAATATATAGTGCAAGACTCTATAATGAGATGAATACGTTTATTTATATCAGTGGTAGACCTGACCACCAAAAGGGTCACCATGATGATTTAATTATGTCTATTGCTATGGCGACATATGTTGCCGAATCATCTTTTAGTAATTTAACTAAAGTAACTGAACATACTAAGGCTATGTTAGATTCTTGGTCGGTTAATAATAACCACTCCGCTAGTAAACAAATTGAATTCAATCCTGTAATGCCTTATGGTGGAGACAGAATTAACCAATTCTCAAATACTAATGTTGGTCGTGAGGAATATGCGAAATACGGTTGGTTATTTGGTGGTCGTTAATATTTATAATAAAACAAAACAATGGGATTAGTAGGAAGAAAAAAATCAGGCAGAAAATTCAATGGAAGTAAATTGAATGTTCCTGGTCAAGGTATAAGTTCAGTAAAACCCGGTGGAGATAACAATATTAATCGACAGGGGGGGTCTGACAACAACGCAAATAATAATACCAAAAACAAAGGGAATTCATAACTATTTAGTTATCCCTAATAAGAATTAAATTTAGAATATGGAAAATAACGACAATGGAAATTTAACAGTATGGCAAAGGTTATCCCACGCATTTGGACCTAACGCCCTGTTAAATCAGGATTACCCAACATATAAGTTTGACAGAAAAGACTTATTAAAGACTACTTCTAAACAAGAATACGATAAAGAGTTATTACAAGCTCAACAAACATATTACTTAGCAAATCAATGGACAAAGATTGAGAGTAACATGTATACCCAATCGATTTATTATGAACCAACAAGATTGTCATCATTTTACGATTACGAATCTATGGAGTATACTCCTGAAATTTCTGCGGCGTTAGACATTTATGGTGAAGAATCAACAACGGTTGATGAAAACGGATATATGTTACAAATCTATTCTGAATCAAAAAGAATCAAATCAATACTAGCCGATTTATTTAATAATGTGTTAGATATTAATACAAACTTACCTATGTGGGTAAGAAATACATGTAAATATGGTGATAACTTTGTCTACCTAAAATTAGATTCGGATAAAGGTATTGTTGGTTGTATGCAACTTCCAAACATCGAAATTGAACGTTTGGAGAGGGGTATGCCAGCTCAAGCGGCAAAACAAAACATCGATGAACCTATTGAAAACAAAGGTTTAAGATTTAATTGGAAAGCCAAAGCGATGGAATTTAATTCATGGGAGATTGCTCACTTTAGATTATTAGGTGATGATAGAAAACTTCCCTACGGTACTTCAATGTTAGAAAAGGCAAGACGTATTTGGAAACAGTTATTGTTATCTGAAGACGCGATGTTAATTTATAGAACATCAAGAGCCCCTGAAAGAAGAGTATTTAAAGTATTTGTTGGTAACATGGATGATAAAGATGTTGAGGCATATGTACAACGTGTTGCAAACAAATTTAAAAGAGACCAAGTTGTTGATAAAAATACAGGAAACGTAGATTTACGATTCAACCAAATGGCGGTTGACCAAGATTACTTTATTCCTGTTCGTGACCCTGCACAAGCAA